CGACCTCCTCGGAGTTCCTCACCTTGATGGCCGAAGCCGTTATGCTGCGCCCGTCGAGCAGAAAAGCCTCGGTCGTGTGCTTGGTGCCGCGCCCGTCGCCCAACGCAACGATGTGGATCGGCAGGTCCGGCCCACCGAGCAAGCGCCAATTGTCGATTTGCCCGCTCAGGATCTGCTTGAGTTTTGCCAGCGACACCGCCCGGACTGGATTGTCGGGGTTGACCGGGAACGCGACCCGCGATTCGGTGATGCGAAATTCCTGCAGGAGGCCATACGGAAGATCCGGCCGCGCCTTTCGCAACGGCGCAAGGATGCTGCCGAGCGGCGCCGATACCATCGCCAAGTCGGCTTCACCTTTGAGCAGGGCAAGGAGTCCCCCGCCTGCCGTATCGACGGTGAGGTTCAGCTTATGGCCTGTCAGTGACTCGATCTTGTCCCGGTACGGCGTCATCACCTCGTTGGCGAAGCCGGCCGAGCCGTGGATGGACAGAGTCTCCGCCGATGCGGCACCGGCCCACAAGACGAGGCATCCTATGCCGGCCGCGGCAGCCGATACGGAGCGCCGCAATGAAATTTTCACTGGATGTCTCCTGGCGCGGGACGGACGCCGCAAACCGGCCCTCAGCATGCCATGAAGGATTTAAGATAGATTAACGACCGCGCAGCCCCGGTTCTGGGCGCGCGGCCAGCGCCGCGGGTCGCCCGACAGGCCGGCTGGCGCGCCCAACCCGTCGGATCGACAGACAACCTGGCATTTCCCGCCCTTGTTCTGATGACACCCGGATTGGCGCCGGTGCGAGCCGTCGACAAAATACGGCCTGCCGGGGAACAGAACGACGCATCCCCGCATTTATACGTTCAGCCCGTCTGGGCGGCCGATCGCGGATGGACCGTCCAGGTTTCAAAGTGCTCTCTATTGGCATCAAAGGCAGGGCATGCGGTCGGCGTCGACCTCGCTTCGCCATGTGATCCGGACCGCGGCGCTCTCGGCGTCCGTCTGTCTCGCCGGGACGGTCCTGGCCGCCGCCGAGCCGGTAACCCCCTTCAGCAATTCCATCACCTGTCTCGCCAGCGCCCCGGACAAGACGCAAAATCCCTTTGCGTGTTCGGCGTTCCTCGCCGCCCCCAAGCCTGTCGTCATCGAGTTCGTCTCGACCAGTTGCGGGATATCGGGCGCGGTTTCGGTGGTGACGCCCCCTGTCTTCATGGGCGTGAGCCGCATCGAGCTCGTCGTCGGCTCGCCGAATGGCAATACCACCTATGAGCTGAATGCCGGGGCAGGGCCGTCGGCGGGCGATTCCATCTTTGCGTCGCAGGTCAAGGTGGGTCAGCGAATCGGGACCTTCTACGGCACCTCCCAGCTGGTTCGCATCTATGCGAGCGCAGGCGCGACGATCACCGCCACCGTGAATGGCAGCAGCGTCGGCCTCGTCGCCGCCGGTGTGACCGGCGGCAATGTGCAATGCACCGTCGTGCTGTCCGGCCAGGTGGCGCCGAACAATTTCTGACGTGGCGTCATGGTCGTTCTCGCCGCACCACGACGTGCAGCAGCGGCACGGCCTGGGCGTTGCCCGACACCCGTCGTCCGCGGCAGGCGCGGTCTGGTCGACGTTCCCGTTCGGTTCTCTCGATGGCGCCCCACGGCACGAACCACGCGGAACTGGCTAGACCGATGCGCGTTCAAATCCCGCGGGAAGGAAACCTCGAGAGGAGCTGGCCATGATCGTGCGGATTTCGACCATCGCTATGGCGGTGGTCCTGGCGACCGGAATGAATGCGGCCCTGGCACAAACGCCCGGGACCGGGGCGGACAAAGCGGCAGCCGCGAAGGCAACCGCCGCCAAGAAAGCCGATTGCAAACGGCAGGCGAAAGCCCAGCACTTCGGCATTCATCTGATCAAGCGAAACCGTTACATCGACGAGTGCATGAAGCGCTCATAAGAGCGCGCCACCAAGCGCAACCGCGCGGGCAGCTTCCGCGCGGGGCTTGGCATTGAGCCGAGCGAAACACGGGTGCGGAACCGGTCGAGGTGCGAGCTTCGGCGCTCGTTTTGAAATTTTGCGATCAGAACAGACGAGGGCAAGGTGCGGCCCGGCACGCGCCGGCGGATATCGCCGGTGAATCCCGATGCCACTAGGTCGTCATTTTTTCCGTTCGGAGGCCGCCATGGCTTCCTTGCCGACTCGCTCGGCCTCCGCCTGCTCTTTCCTGCCCAGCAAGTTGCCGAGCGACCCGTCGATCACCATGACGGTCGCCAGCCATGCGATGACGAAGTTGGAAAAGAACAGGCACAGGAACACGAGCAGGCTGATGGCGGGTGTTGTTTGTTTTTCGACGTAATAGCCGATGACCGCGCTCACGACGGCGCCGATGACCACGAAGGTCACGTAGATGATGAGTCCCCACATGGCGTCCTCTCAAGCTGTTTATCGGTTCCGTCAGGAACGCGTTTTGTCACCATATCACGGAAAGCGCTGGGCGCGGCGCCGAAATGGCGCTGGCAATCATGAGGGTCGTAGACGATGAAGCCCGCCGGCGTGCTGGCGGAGGATGGCCGGGGGCCCGGCCCGCGTGATGGCGGGTCGATCTTATCCTTTGGTAACGATTGGGGGCGGAGCTTTCGGAGATTTGCCGGCGCAGGCCGCCAGGCTCAGCAGAGCCAGCGTGGCCGTCGCGGCGACAAGAATTTTCTTCATCGGAAGCCCTTAACCCCTCACTAGCGTCGCGCCCGCCAAAACCCTACTGACGGCTCCTCCGGCCCACTAGTGCCGGAAAGCCACAGTCGGCGACCAAAAATGTTGCAACCGGGTAACCCGTCCGAGGACGACCCTCCCGCCGCGCGATCATGATTCTTGACGACCATCTCTCGGTCGCATAGGAGAAAATCCACAGTTGGAATTGCGCCCGCCGGGAAGCCGCGCGGGCGCTTTGCGTTTCAGCCGACGGGATGCGTCGCCCGACTGATGTCCGGGCCCATGGTTCGAGACGCGGCGCTGCGCGCCGCTTCTCACCATGAGGTTTTCGAGTCGCGCCGCACTCGGTGCCGCCACAACATCGCAACCACAGAGCCCATCCGCCCATGCCCAAAATGTCGCTTTCCGATCTCAAGGCCATGCTGGTCTCCGAGCGCGCGGACGCGCTGGCCGCGGTCTCGTCCTCGAAGCTGTCGAGCGAGCGCGCCGACGCGATGGATTATTACCTCGGCGACATGACGCACGACATGCCGTCGCCCGAGGGCCGCTCGCGCGCGGTGTCGACCGACGTCGCCGACACCATCGAGGGCCTGATGCCCTCGTTGATGGAGATCTTCGGCGGCGGCGACGAGGTCGTGCGCTTCGAGCCGGTCGGCCCGGAGGACGTCGCTGCGGCCGAGCAGGAGACCGATTACGTCAACCACGTCTTCATGCAGGCCAATCCCGGATTCCTGATCCTCTATTCCTTCATCAAGGACGCGCTGCTTTCCAAGGTGGGCGTCGTCAAGGTGTGGTGGGAAGAGCGCAGCCTGGAGGAACGCGAGACCTATTACGATCTGCCCGATGACGGCTACGCGATCCTGGCGGCCGACCCGGATATCGAGATCGTGGCGCACAGCGCGCGGCCGGCGGTCGCGTCGCCCGAAGGCGGCGAAACCGAGGGCCTGCCGCTGCTGCACGACGTCGAATGCGTGCGCGCCAGAAGCGCCGCCGGCGTCAAGATCGAGCCGGTGCCGCCCGAGGAGTTCGGCATCAGCCGCAACGCGCGCTCGTTGCGCGATTGCGACTATGCGTTCCACAAGGTCCTGCTCACGCCCGCCAAGCTGATCGCCCAGGGCTACGACAAAGCCCAGATCGACGCGCTGCCGACCTATTCGGCCATCACCAGCACCGAGGAAGTGCGGCGCGACACCGTCGATGAATATCAATACACCGGCGACGAGAACAACAAGGCGGCGCGGCGCATCGAGGTCACCGAGCATTATGTGCGGATGGACTACGAGGGCAACCGCAAGGCCGGCCTCTATCAGGTGACCAGCGGCGGCAGCCAGGGCGACATCCTCACCAAGGATGGCAAACCCGATATCCGCCCGATCGACGAGATCCCGTTCGCCGCCATGACGCCGGTGATCGTGACCCACCGCTTCTTCGGCCGCTCCATCGCCGACCTGGTGATGGACATCCAGCGCATCAAGACGGCGCTGCTGCGCAGCATGCTGGACAACGCCTACCTCGCCAACAATCCGCGGGTGGAGGTGGCCGAGCAGTTCGCCTCGCCCGAGACCCTCGACGATCTCCTGGTGTCGCGGCCCGGCGGCATCGTGCGCACCCGGCAGCCCGGAGGCCTCAACTGGCAGCAGGTGCCGAGCATCGCCGGCCAGGTCTTCCCGGTGATGGAATACATGGACGCGACGCGCGAATTCCGCACCGGCGTCACCCGCCAGGGGCAGGGCATCGACGCCAACAGCCTGCGGAACCAGAGCGCCACCGCGGTCAACCAGGTGTTCACCGCGGCGCAGGCCCGCATGCGGCTGATCGCGCGCATCTTCGCCGAGACCGGCATCCGCGACCTTTTCAGGCTGGTCCACGCCACCATCCGCAAGCACGGCGATCAGGCGCAGACCTTTCGGCTCCGCAATCAGTGGGCGACCGTCGATCCGCGCGAATGGAAGACCCGCAACGACATGACGGTGCATGTCGGGCTCGGAACCGGCGGCAAGAGCGAGCAACTCGCCCACATCATGTCGATCATCGGTTTGCAGCGGGAAGCTTTGGTGGCGGGCAAGAGCAATCTGGTCACCGACCAGAATCTCTATAACGCCGCCAGGCAGGCGACCCGGCTCGTCGGCCTGCCCAATGTCGATCAGTTCTTCACGGATCCGGGCACGCAACCCGCCCCGCAGGCGCGACCCGACCCCGAGTTGATCAAGGCGCAGGTCCATGCGGCGCAGTCGCAGCGGGAACTGCAGCTCACGGCCGCGAAACAGCAGGCCGATACCCAGCATGAGGCCGCCAAGATGCAGGCCGATGCCGCCCTCGCGCAGCAGAAATTCGAGCACCAGCAGCGCATGGCGCTGCTCGAGCACGACCTCAAGCTGCGCGAGCACACCATGATGATGGCGGCCCGGGCCGCCGAGCTCGCCGCGCAGCCGGGACCGGACGGGCAGCCGCGCGCAATCGACCTCGAGAAGATCCTGGGCGCGCTGGCGCAAGCCAGCGCACAGGTCCATGCGCCGCCGCACCCGAAGGGCATGCGGGTCGTGCGCGATGCGGCCGGCCGCGTCTCGCATGTCGAGCCGATGGGCTGAGATCAGTATTTACGACCACTAACTCGTCGTGGCCGGCCATAGCCGTTCTTTGAACGGCTATGGCCGGTCACGACAATAACCAAGGAATAAAGCATGGCCACATTCAACAAGTTCAACGCCTTCGTGGCGGACGTCGCGAACAAGGTCCATAATCTGGGCGCCGATACCCTCAAGGTGATGCTGACCAACACCGCGCCGGTCGCCACCAATGCGGTCAAGGCCGACATCACCGAGATCGCGGCCGGCAACGGCTATACGGCGGGCGGCACGCAGGCCACGCTGGTGTCGTCGTCGCAGACCGGCGGGACCTATGCGCTCAAGCTCAACAACGTGACCTACACGGCCACGCCCGGCGCGATCGGGCCGTTCCGCTATTGCGTGCTCTACAATTCGACGCCGGCCAGCGGCAACCTGATCGGCTGGTACGACTACGGGACCAACCTGACCGTGACGGCGGGAAACAGCTTCCAGGTGCAATTCGACGCCGCCAACGGCGTGTTGCAGCTCGCCTGATGGGCAAGCTTTATAACCTCGCCCGAATGAGCACGGCGACGGTCGGCACGGGAACGATCACGCTCGGGTCGGCGGTACCTGGGTTTCTGACCTTTGCTGGCGCCGGCGTCAGCAATGGGGATGTCGTTTCATACGCCGTTGCCGATGGCGCGAATTCGGAGATTGGAACGGGCACCTATACATCGGCAGGCACGACGCTGACTCGCATCGTCAACAAATCGACGAACGGCAACGCAGCCATCAGCCTTTCCGGCACGGCCCAGGTTTTCATCACGCCGCGCGCGGAGGATTTGAATACGACGCCGACCACTCAGGTTTTTACGAGTGGAACTGCGCAGACCTATACGACACCGGCCGGTGTCCTTTGGCTTGAAGTCGAGTTGATCGGCGGCGGAGGTGGCGGCGCCGCTGGCGGCACGGGTGGGAATACCGGAACAGCCGGAACGGCGACGACATTCGGTACGCTCACCGGGAATGGGGGTTCCGGCGGCAACGTCGGTGGGGCAGGCGGGGCGGGAGGTACAGCGTCGGGCGGTTTTGACAATCAGGCCGGCGGCTCGGGTGAGGCCGCATACCTGGCCGGGGCAACAGCACTCCAGGGCGGCTCGGGCGGTAACGGTATTTATGGTGGAGCAGCCTCCGGCGGCAATGGGTTGATTGCCGCAAGTACGGCGGCAGCAAACTCCGGCGCGGGAGGTGGTGGCGGCACGGCAACGGTGAATGGCCAAAACGCCGGAACCGGCGGGGGCGCGGGCGGCTCCGTCAAGGCAATCATCGGCTCTCCCGCGGCTACCTATACTTACACGGTGGGTTCCGGCGGCGCC